GCTTCGCCCGTCGCCATGTCTACTATGAGTTTGGCTAACTGGTTAGGGTCGCGCGGGCGCTTGCTTGAGCGTTTAGGCATGCCTCGAATATGTTGCTATTCTAGCAACGGTCAAGGCTGCTGATTCTCAAACTGAGACACTACCCAAAAGAAAGACCGTCCCTCTCCTACCGTCCAGGCGTTCCCCGGCCCCGTGTATGAGATGACGGCTCTCTATGACGACCGGAGACGGACGCGGCGCTGGCAATCAAAGCTCTGCATCCCGATGACGTGCCATCTCGGCGTCGCGCCTGACGGCTCCCTACACCTGCTGAAAGAATTCAGCCAGTCGGCGCAGACGATCCGGCCCAAGACGATACGCGGCCATCGGAAGAAACATGCGGCCATCGTCTATCATTCCAAATGGGCGTTCCCCTACTGGCTCGCCGATGACAGACACGACGACCCGAACGCAGGCAGCATTTGGAAGAAACAGACGCCCCAAGAGCGCGCGGTCGGGTTCTTCATGATGGCGTACAAGACCTATACCGACTCGGTGAACGACATCCTCATCAATGTCTCTCACGGCGATGTTAACGCCTGTTTCGGTATCGGCCTCAAGCGCGCGCCGTATTTCTTTGCCGACCGCGACGTGACGGCCATAACGCCGAGTGGATCGAAAAAGAAAATCTTTCATGCCGTCCGCCAGCATGACCGGCAGATCGGCGACGGTCGAACCGTATCAGTGAAAGCCCATTACCGCGGACTCCGCCGGTTCGATTGGAATGGCCATGCCGTGCGGATCACATGGCCCGGCGTAAACAATTCGATCCTGCTCGACGGAAGCGCGCCAGGATTAGCGGATAGAGACGCCGTCGAAAACTATGATCCGAGGGAGTGGGCCGATGCCAAACGCTACGGCGCGGTACTCCAGGGACTACTCGACAAATGAACCGGTCCGCCCTCCTCGCCGCCCTCCTCCTCCTCACCGCCTGCGCCTCCGAACAGCCGCCGCCCGATCCGGTGATCACCAGCTTCTCGGCCAATCACGTCACGATAGCTGCCCCGGACTGGCCCGGCCGCTGGGCCTACGAATACTGCCGGCTGCACGGCAAGGGCGAGCTGCTGATATCCAGGGACGGCGGGTGGTATCACTTCGCCTGCCTGGCGCGGGAGTACCTGGCGGGAGAGGATGAGGGCGAGCCGGGTCTTATTGGAGGTGAGCTGTAGCGACCCGCACCACTACGCCATCCACCACGCGAACAGCATGACGGCGAGCCAGACGATGACGATGAACCACATGGCCGCCTTCGGGCTGATGAGGTTGCTGTCCCAATGGCTCATCGTTGCCTCTGCTGCCTGAGGGCCGCCGCCCACGCCCTGAGGCTGGCGAGCGGCCAGTGGCGCAGGGCGGGCTGCGAGATGGCGAGTCTGAGATCCCACATCATTCCGGGCACCCGTCCTGCTGATCGGTGCAGAGACAGCGGCGCTGTTTCAGGATGTCGGATACCCAGTCGAGATCGGCCGGCTGCGTTTGCAACACGCCGATCGTCGCTTCCGACATGACGTGCGGGCGCACCAGCTGGCAGAAGTCCGACACGACGGGCTCCGTCGCGCTACATGCCGCCGCCGCGCCGCAGCTCATCGATAGCAGCATCAGTCGTGCGGTGTTCATTGGCGATCCTGAGTCCTAAGTCGAGCCGCTTGTTGAACGAGAGCAGACTGTCTAGTCGGCGATGGCCCCGGCCAGCTTGATCAGGCCGGTGACCAAGCTGAGCCAGGGCATCGGTTACGGCTTCGGGTTGGCGTCGTTGCCGCTCGCCGCCGCGGTGACGAGGCCGAGAGCAATGGCGATCTGCGTCCACGCCTGCTGAAGAAAATCCACAGCGCCGATATCGCCCACGAGGTATCGGACGATCAGATCAATGACGAGCGCGCCGGCCAGCAACGCCGTGCGCTTGCCTTTCAGGAACCCGCCGGATAGCAGGTTCGCAAGGATGACGTTCACGTTCATGGGATAGCTCCTTGATGGTGAGGGAATGCCGGGATGTCGTCGCCTCCCGGCTGAGCGGCCCTTATAGGCTGTAGCGGGCGACGGTGGCGCCCTTGTCGTTCATGACGAAGACATCGCGCCAGTTCTCGTCACCCTTTTCGGACAGGCCGACGTGGCTCTGATCTCCGTTGGTGTGCGTCATGAGAAGCCCCGCCTTGGGCGTGCCCTCGGGCCAGAACTCCACCGAATGCGCTGGCGTCAGTGTCTCGATGCGGGACTTCTGATAACGGATCAACACAGTCAACATTGCCTTCTTCTCCTTCTGCTATGGCCGCGCGGGATCAGCCGGTGAGCGCGCGGCCGCAACGCTCACCGGTAGACAAGCCCGATAAACGGGAGACACGTTATGCGAGCGCCAGCGCGGCCCGCTTCCAGTAGTCCTTGCGCGCGCGTTGGTAAGTCGGTAAAATAAACTACTATGAAAAAACACTGCACATCTTGCGGGCAACTAAAGAAAACATCTGAGTTTTACTCGCTGCCGCATACTACTGATGGCCTGAATTGGCGGTGTATCCCCTGCCAAAACGAATACAATCGCCAATACAACCTGAAGCGCACTCTCGCGAAATGTCACCCGGCCACACTTGAAGCATTCAAGGCCGCCCCGCTGAACAGGCTACGGCGTTTTGCGCCGAAGGTTTTAGTTACGGAGACCTGCTGGCATTGGACCGGCAACAGGCACCCGAATAGCGGGTATGCCCGCGTCTGGTTTGACAAGCACGATGACCGTCTTGCTCATCGGGTCGCCTACGAATGGGCCAAGGGACCGATCCCAAATAGGCTGACGTTGGATCACCTTTGCCGGGTCCGTCATTGTGTGAACCCGGCACACCTGGAGCCCGTCACCAACGCAGAGAATGTCTTGCGTGGGATGAGCCCGGCCGCTCAGAACGCGCGCAAAACGTGCTGCAAAGACGGTCACGAATTTTCACCAGAGAACACCAAGATCATGCGCAACGGGTCACGACGGTGCCGTATTTGCTCCCGAGCTTGGAAGAAGGCTCGGCGGCAGAAACACTCATCTATGCCAACGCCTCCTGCGCGCGCTTCCACAGCCTCACGCGATCGGCCCAGCCGTTCAGGCCACCGTTGATGCGCCTCGTTAAACCTTCAAAGTCTCCGACATCGGCTAGTTGATTGCAGCCACGGCCGCGCCAATAGTGCCCGGCAATGCGTGCGGCAACAGGCCGCTCTTTGGCTTTATGCGGATGGGCTAGCAGATCTACGCCGATCGAACGGCCGATCTCGCGATAGTTGTCCGCGAACGTAAGGCCGATATACCCGCGCCCCCTATAGTTCCAGCCGTCACCACTCTCCGGCGGGCCGTTGCCGAAACGGTTGGCGTAGACAAGGTTGGCGATGCGCTCCGGCTGCCGGGCATAACTCTCTGCCTCGGCCCAGGTGCGGAAATACTTTGGGAATACCTGCAACAGCCGCTCCGCGCTGTAGCTAAGGTTTTCTTCCATTCGATTAAACTGCTGCGATTCGTGGGCAAGTTGGGCCAGCCAAGCCGCTATGCGGGCCGGCGTATTGATATCAAATTCACGGGCTGCATCCGCCAGCGGCTCGACGTGAGCCTTTGGCGCGGTGCATTTGGGCGCGATCCGCAGAATGACGGCCTCGGTGATCATGGCCCCTCCTCCCGGCCCGGCAGATCGCCGTCCACGGCCAGCTCGCCGACGAACCGATCGCCGTAGCCGTATTTGTGCTCGACGGTGAACGAGCAGCCGCCGATCTTCGACTTCAGCCGGTGGTAATGGACGGCAATGGACGATGCCCAGGTGTCCGGCCACTGGTACTCGGCGCCCCACAGCCACACCGCCTGCCGCTGGCGCGGCACGCATTCCCCGGGGTGCGCCTTGTTGTGCTTCCACAAGCAGCCCAGCAGGACGGCTTCCGAGGCCGTCAGCTCGATCGTCCGCCCGTCCGCGCATTGGATCTGGCCGTTGGCCAGGATGAGCCGGTCCATCAGATCAGCGGCGGCAGGATGAGGCAGCGCACATAGGGCGCCAGGGACAGGCCGAAGGCGTTGTAGGCTCGCACGATGCAGGCATGCACCTGCCCGTCCGGCGCGCCGTCGCGGACGACGTGATCTTCCGGCACCGGCAGCCAGGCGCCCTGGTACTCGACGGCAAACTCGCCGTCGCCGACGCGCAGGCGCTCTGACGGGAGCGGAGCGCAGTCATAGAGGCCGCAACAGCTTTGGTTCAGCGGGTTCTTGATCGTCGAATAGAAGTCATGGGCTTGGGCCGCGAAATTGACTCCCACATGCGCGACCAGGGCCAGGGCACCGATAACAGCCCTCCAGGCCAGGATCGCGCTGTGCGAGCGAAATTCGCGGCTCACGTCGGCTGCTCCGGCACCACCGGGTCCGCTGTCCGCCAACCCTGTCCGGAGGCGGCCATGCAACTGATCCCGTTCGCCTGGGTGAGGAGCAAAGTCCACGTCGCCCCGCCCGGGCTCGTCAGCAACTCCAGCAGGGAGCCGTTGGCGGCCAGCCCTACCCCGGCCGGGACTTCCCCGTACCGCTCCAGCATGGTCGTCAGGACGACATCCCGCGGCGCACAGGGCGGCCCCTGCCCATAGGCCGGCCCGGCAAGCAGAAGAACCGCAGCGGCCGGCACGCACACACGCATCATTTTGTGAACCCTTATTGCCCTTCGGCCGTCAGCCGCTCGATCTCGCGCTGGATCGCCAGCGCCGTATCCCGCTTCTCCCGCTCCATGGCGTAGAGGCCCGGCGGGATCGGCTCGTTCGCCGACTGGAGCTTGTAGCGCATGAATTCGATGTCCCGCGCCGCGCTCTCCGCGGCTTCCTTTTGCAGGATCAGCACCCGCACCCGCGTGTCCGTGGACTGCTCGGCCACCTGCGTCAGTTCCGTCTTCCAGGCCCAGCGCGGCAGCCCCATGGCCTCCCACGCCTGCGCCCCGCCCCACAGCGTGGCCAGCGCCCCGGCCGCGGCCACCGCACTCGTGGCCGCCCATTTGAGGTGCTTCTGCATCGCCCTACCGCTTCCCCGCGCTCAGCAGCCGGAAGCCCCCGGCCCTGGCAATCCGCTGCAATTGCCGGCGCGTCAGGTCGAACATCGGGATCAATTGCCGCCATGTCTTGCCCGCCTTCACAGCCGCCTTGATCCGGGCGTTCCGGGCAGCAATTTCCGCTTTCGTCATGGGGATGCCTGCCCAAATGCGCGAACCTGCGTTGCGTCCTGCGGCGGTAGCCGCCGCTTGCTGCCATAAGGCAACCCGTCGATATGGATGAGCACACCGACAGCCTTCGCCACGGCGCTCAAGACGCGGACGCGCCAGGACTGAGAGCGGGTCAGCCACTCATGCTCTGGGAACTGCGATATCATGGCTACCTCCATTGGATGTTTGCGCTGCTGGAAGCATGGGCGCCGCCGCCCGCCGCCGGGAGGTGAGAACCGAACGGCAGGCGGCAGCGCGGAACCCGCTCGACGGCAGACACAGCCGCTACCGGAGCGGGGGTGACGGTGCTGCTTAGCGATGCGTTCTTAGAAGCCGGGCGGCCCCAGCAAGCCCGGAGCGGTTGTTGGTGCCGCCTGTGGCTTGGCTTCTTGCGCGTCGCCGAATATCAGCATGAGCGTGCGCAAGAAGGCGTCGCGCGCCTTTGGGCTGGTCGCTGCGAGCGGCGCTGTCTTCACCAACTGCTCGTAGAGCGGCGAACGCTGGCGGATCATCTCGTCCAGCTTGCCGACCTGGCGCTTGACCATCGTGTTATAGAGATGCCGGCTGGTTGCGCCGGCTATGGGAAGGGCCGCCGCGCCGACCGCTGCTCCCCCGGGGCCGCCGGCCAGTGCGCCCAGGCCTGCGCCGGCGGCTGTTGTTAGGGTTTGACCTAGACCGCCGCCACCGCCGAGAAGGTTGCCGGCGTAGCGCGCCAACTCGGACCCGAATTTCCCGGCAACAACGTCCTTTATGAGGGCGAGTTCTTCCTTGGAATAACCACGGGCGTCTTTTGGCCGGACAAGAATATCTCTAAGTCGCTGCCGGATTTGGTTTCCTGTGTTAAGGCCGGAGTTGGCAGCGGCGGCGTTAAGCTCGGCTCTTTCTTCGGCTCCGGTAAGCTTCTCCGATCGCTTGGCGGCAGCGTAGTTGCCGCGGGCTTCTTCGAGGACTCGCGCGGCATCCGCAGCGGGGCCAGCCACCACGCCAGGCTGAAGATTAGCCGCACCTGCGCCACCTCCTGCCAGAAACTCGTCCAGCTTTCGGATAGCGACGGTTGCCGCCAGCTTCTCTGTTGGGTTGTGAAGGTCTCCGGCGGCGTGCTGTAGGGCTCGCCGCGCTGCAACGAGCCCGTCGAGGCTGGCGACCGAACCGTCGGGAGGGTCCTGGAGCTTGCGGAGGACGCCGAAGGTCTTTGGGGTAAGCTCGGCAAGGATGCCATCGGTTTCGAGGGCCCGTTGGATGTCGTCGGCCATAGCTTTGACTGCGCTGGAGGAATAATCAACCTCCGTCGCGCGGGCCTTCTCGAATCCCGCGGCCCCGGCCGCCTTCAATTCCTCTGCCGTGGGCGTCTTTGGCTTGGTCGGCCGTACAGCCCGCACCACGCCGGGGATCGCCTTCTCGCCGGCCCGGACGGCGGCGCCGATGGGCGTCGCCAGCATCGCAAGCTCTGTCGTTCGCCGCGACGCTTCCGGACTATGGACATTGGTTTTCCCGGTCACGACATCGCCCGGGAGCGTCGCAGCGCTTCCGATCATGCCGAGAACGCCGGCGGTCGGATCGAATTGCAGGTTGCCCTCCGGGTCTGTGCTCAGGGGCAGGAACGATCCTTTGCGGCCTCCATGGGCGGCCAGCGTCTGCTTGGGCCGGCCGAGCGGCGTCTGCGTGGGCTCAGCAATGAACCGAGCTTTTCCGGCCGATGCCGCGCTCTGCTGATCAAGAAATTTCACCTTCGCCATTGTCACGGCTCCACGACAAACTCGCGACCGTCCGACGTTCTGTAGACTGGCAGATCGCCATCGTAGCGGCCGGTCCAAGTGCCGGAAATGCCGTCGACGGTAACGGTCGGCTCCGGTTGCACGGCGCCCGGCACACCGCCTTCGATGATCACGTCTTGCGGCGACACGTTCAGGCGCTCCGCCAGAGTGGTATATTGGTCCCTGTACTGATTGTACTGCCGTTCATAAATGCCGAAGGATTGGCCCGCCTGCGCGGCGAAGTCGGCGCGCTGCTCCGGCGTCAGGAATTGCCCGCTGAGGACGCGATTGTACATGTTGTACACCTGCGCCGGCACGCCGCCTGAATTCTCCGCCGTGGCGTACTCGCCTTCGCGCACCGTTGATGACGGATCAAGCATCTTCATGAAGCCGAAGATCAGCGCGATGTCAGACGCCCCGCTGTTGGGAGTCGGATTGTCGGCGGCGGCCTTCACTTTCTCGTAGGCCACGGACACGTCGCGATAGTCCTTCGTGATCTTCGTGAACTCGCCGCGCAAGTCGTTCGCGATCTTGATGGGATCGGACTCGGCGGCCTGCTTCGGTTGCAGATACTGCGACCAGAATTCTCCCGAGGGCTTTGTGGTCGCCCCTGGCGACTCCTGTCCTGGCTGTCCCTCCCCCTGCCCCTCTCCCTCGAAGAACGGCAGCAGCGGATCGGCATAGGCCGCGATCTTGTCCGGCGAGACGGCGCCGCCATAGGCCGCCAGCACCTTGCGCCAGTCGCCGCCGTGCTGCTTGTGCAGGTCGCTGAGATAGCGCGCGGCGCCATAGATGCTTTCCTGCGGGTCCATGGGATCGATGCCGTACTGCGCCGCGGTGCCCGGAATGAATTGCGCGATGCCGGCGGCGCGGTCGCCGGACGGCAGCGCCGGGCCGAGCGCCTGCGGGTCGAAGTTGCTTTCCTTCCGCAGCAGCTCGCGCAGCCCATCGGCGGGAATGCCGTACTCTGCCGCCGCCTTCTGGATGGTCGATTCATACTCCGGCGGAGCCGCGCCGGTTGCGGCCGGCTGCGCGGCCGGTGCGCCGCTGCCGGTAATAGCCGAATACGGCACCTGCCCGACGCCGGGCTGGAACAGACTCGTCATGCCGCTGTTCGGGTCGACGGTGAAGTCGACGCCGCCGGGGCCGGTGAGTTTGATCAGCTCCTGGTCGGTATACTGCTTCAGCGCCCAATCGGCGCCACCGACGCGAACGTTGCGCGCCCATTCCTGCGGCGAGCGGCCGTCCGATGTCCACGTCGCCGGCGGGTTGTTCGCAAGGTCGGCAAGGTCTTGGGCATACTGCGCCTGCGCGGCGGCATCCTCCTCCATCTTCGCCATCTCGGCCTGGAGCAACTGTATTTTGAGGCCGGAAAGCGCATCGGCGAGCGCGCTCTGCTTGCCGTACTGCAAGCCGCGGTTGGCGTCGGCGAGGCCCTGCGCGATGCCGGCGCCCCAGCCCGGCGTCGACATCAGGCCGGTGCCGGCGCCGATGAGCGCCTGCGAGATGGCCTGCTGCCGCATCTTCGCCGGGTCGAAGGCATCGAGCAGCCCGCCGGCGCCGTTGCCGTACCGCGCCGCGAAGCCGCCGCGCGTCGCCATCGGCGGGGATGCAGAGGGGCCGCCGAACAGGCCGCCGGGTCCGCCGAGCAACCCGCCGACACCGCTCAGCAAGCCCGTCAGTCCGAGGGCATCGAGAAGGCCGCTCATCCCCAAAGACTCCCAACGCCGCCCAGCAACCCGGCGCCGGCGAGGATGCCGCCGAGCACCTGCTGACTCGTGCTCGGGTTCGGCACGGACTGCTGCGTCGTACCGCCGTAGGTGCCCTGGATCATCTGCATGTACCGCGCGAGCTGGTCATAGGGGATGTTCTGGTTGTAGTTCCACCGCGCCATGTCGGCGTTGATCTGGTCCTGCAACATCTGCTGCTGCTCGGCGCCGACGCCGGAGAGCGCGGCCAAGTCGCGGTAGTCCTGGTTGGCGAGGTCGGGCGCGCCGAACATGGCCTGCTGCATGCGCGCCCGCTCGGCATCGTAGATGCCGCTCATGCCGCCGAGCGCGCCCATGACGTTCTGGATGTCCTGCCCGGCCACACCAGCCGCACCCTGGAGGCCCGCGAGCTGCGTGGCGATGTTCTGGCCCTGCTGCTGCATGCCGAGCTGGCCGGATTGCAGCAGGCGGTTCAACTGGTCGCCGTAGGCGCTTTGCAGCCCCGCCGCGCCGGCGAGCTGGTTGGCCTGCTGGTTCTGGAAGGCGCCCTGCATCGCCTGCCCGCCGGCGAGCTGATTGGCGAGCTGGTTCTGATACTGGGATTGCAGCGCCTGCTGCCCGGTGAGCTGGTTGGAGAGGCCCTGCTGGAAGATGTCCTGGAGGCCCTGTCCGGCCTGGAACTGACGGCCGAAGGCGGATTCGCCGAGCTGCCCCTGCCCGCCGAGTCCGGCGAGGATGTTGCCGGCGTTCATGCCGGCTTGAGAGAGCCCGAGCTGGCCGCCCTGGGCCGCGGCGTTCAATTGCTGCCCGTAGGCATTCTGAAGCTGGCCGGCCGCCGAAAGCTGGTTCTGAACGCCTTGCATCGCCGCCTGGAGGGCGAAGGGCGCGAAGCCCTCCGTCAGGCCGCGCGACAGGCTCTCCGCATACCCGGCGCCGCCCGTCGGCGTCCGGCCGGCTGCCGCATATTGCGATGCAATTGCGGGCTGGACGCGGGACTGCACGCTGGCGAACAGGTCGTCGAGGTTGTAGCCGCCGCCCTGGGCGATATTGCCGAGGACATCCGCAGCGGGGCCGAGATTGGCGTTGCTCAGCGTGCCGATCGCCTGGTCCGCGGCACCGGTGCTCAGGCCGCCCTGGGCGACGTTGCCGTAGCCCTGGAGCGCCGGGTTGGCACCGCCACCGGCATTCGCGTACCAGGACCCGCCGGGCCCCTGCCCGAAGCCGCCGCCCATGAGGTTCGATAGGAAGTCCGTCCCCGGCCCCATGCCGGCGTTCATGAGCCCCTGGAACGTGCCCGCCGCCGGCCCCAGGCCGGATTGCGTCATGTTCTGGAAGGTCGAAGCGCCCGGCCCCATGCCCGCGTTCTGAAGGCCCTGGATGGCCGCGTTCGCCCCGGTGTTCTGGAGCGCACCGCCATAGACATCCTGGAAGCCCTGGAGCGTCGGGTTGGTCAGCCCGCCGGTGGCGACGTTCTGGAAGCCCTGCATGGCCGGGTTGGCACCGAGGAAGCCGCCGCCCATGGTGTAGAGCGCGGTATCCTGCGCGGCCTGGTTCAGGGGCGAGCCCTGCGCCGCGCGCGTCATGATGGCCTGCTGCGCCGCCTGCTGCGCCGGGGTGAAGCCGGCGACGGTGTTGCCGCTGTAATATTGCGGCCCCGGTCCCTCGAACTGGCCGCGGGACTGCGCGAAGATGTCCTGGAGATAGGGCTCCTGCCCCGCCCAGGGGGCGGAGTTGGTCGTCGTCGTCGCCATGTGATGGGTGTCCTATGGTTTCCCGAGGTGCCCGCTTGACGGGCCGCGCGGGGAGGCGCAGGCTTCCCGGCCCTTAACGAGGGAGGCCGGTCATGAAGAAGCTGGCGGTGTGGGCGGTGGCGTGCGCGGCGCTAGCGGCCTGCACGGTCATTCCGCCGAGCCCCGAAGGGAAGGCGGCGCTAGAGAACGGCGCTACGCTTCGAGAGGCGCAGGCGATCGACAGGGCGGTTTACGCCGGCGACCATGACTCCTGCGTTCGGAACTATGTGGCGTCCGCACAGAGCGAGGCCGATACACAAGAGGTGATTGCCAGTCCGCCGAAAGCATGGGCCAGACCGCAGACCGCGTGGGCGGAATTTGTCCGCCGTGACATTGATGCAGCGATGATGCTCTACACGGACCAGGAGCTAGTCGACAACTTATCCAAGTCGAAGCCGCGCGACTTCACAGGCGAGGCCGAGGCCGCCTGTAGCTAAATGTGCCCGAGCGTGCCGCCCGGTCCCTTGCTTGTCGGATCGTTCGCGCCGTAACTGCCGCCCATGCCGCCGCCAGGGCCGCGCTGCTCGCCCTTCCCGCCCATGGTGCCGCCGAGCGCCCTATAGCGCTCCATCTCCTGCACCTTCTTGAGCGGCGTCCCGCGCTTCACTAGTTCTTTGCCCCAGATCGTGCCGGGGACGGAACCGGTGAACTGCGGCATTGGGTTGCTGAACGTCCCCGGCGCAACTTGATTGGCCAACAGTCCGGCCCCGAGTTTCACCGGGCCTGTCCCACTGGCGATGCCGAGGGCGAACCGTCCGGCTTTGGCGAGATTGTCGAGCGTCAAGTCAGCCGTCCCGCGCCGCTGCCGATCGATCGCGCGCTGCACCTGCGCCGGATTGTTTAAGTCGCCCTGCTCGACCACCGCGGCGGCCCCATAAGGCGACCCGCCGCCGATCAGCCCGCCGGCCCCGCTGCCCTGCCCGACGAGCGGCCGACGCGGCGCCTGCGGCGGCGGCGGCCCGCCGAGGAGCCCGAGGGGGAACGTCATCGCTTGCTCTCCCGGCCCGTCGTTTGCAGGACCGGCTTAGGCTTCGGTTTGGGCTTCGGTGCCGGCGTCGTGGGCGTCGGTTGCGTCGGATCGGGAAGCGGCGTTGTCGGCTCGGGCTGCGTCGCTGGCGGCAGGAACTCAGGCGGGATGTGCTGCTGCGGTAGCGTCGGCGCCGGACCCGGCGCGTTCGGCGTCGTCGGCAAGAGCGGCGGGGTCGGCGACAACGCGATCGAGCCGTCCGGGTTCACCGTCACCGGCATGATCGGCCCGATCGGCGGTGCCGGGTTGATGATGGAGCCTGGAACGTTGACGGTGCCGGGCTGCGGCGTCGGCTGTGTGGCCGCTGCTGACGCCTGTGGCGAAGCCGGGAGCAGCCCGGCGGCCTGAGCCGCAGCGAGAAGCGCCGCCAAATCCTGCTGCTGCTGCCCGACATTCGGCAACTGGTTGGCCGGCGTCGGCGTTGACGGGATCGGCACCGTCGTCGACGGGCCGGGCTGCGGCGTCGGCTGCACCATGGGATTCGTCGGCAGCTGCAGCGGATTCTGCGCCAACGCCAGCAACTCGGGATAGGTGCTGTTCTGCGCCGGCGAGGCCCACGGCATGGTCGCCTTCATGTCCTTCGGCAGCGCGCCGCCGAACCAGATCGGCGTCGGGCGGGCGGCCTGCTGCTGCACCGGCTGGAAGCCGGCCGTGGCGCTTTGCGTCTGCGGTGCGGAGAGCAGGCTGGCGAGTTGGTTCTGAAGCTGGGCGCGGAAATCCATGGCTGCCTCTTTACGACATGATCAGAACGCGGAAATCCTTGTCCGTGTCCGCGTCGTTCGTGTGGTTGATGGTCACCGTCCCCTCGTCCTGGGAGGAGAAGTAGATGCCCGCCGCATAGTCGGCGGCGGCGTTCGCGGTCAGCGGCATGAGCGCGATGTAGGATTCCGCCCCGATGCGGGGATCCTGGTAAACCGTGGTCGCTTCGTTGGCGGCCAGCGTCACCTCCCCGGTGACGTTCAGCTTGCCCTGGTAGGGGCCGAGCCCCATCCACTGCCAGAGCTCGTGGAAGCTGCGCCAGATCGGCGGCAGGTTATACTGGCTGGCCATCCGTCCCCTCGCGGGCCAGCCGCTCCTCCACGGCCTTCTGCCGGCGCTCCTCATCGGCCTTCATCTCACGCGCCTTGACCTGGATGGCGTCGATGCGCGCCTGCGTATAGGGCCAGACCTCGGGATGATCCTTGGCGATGGCCTTCCGCCACGTGTCGAAGGCGATGCCGTTCGGCGTCGTATCTTTGACGGTACAGCCGGTCCTGGCGTTGAGGAACGCCTGCACCTCGGAACTCAGCATGTCCGCGAGCTCGGGCCAGATCGGCTTTAGCAGCCCGACGATCTGCGTTCTGTCGAAACTCGTCATCAGCGCTTCCCCTGCATGACGGCCTCGACTTCGACGCCGCGGATGATGCGACCGCCGTCGGGTTCACCCGCGCTCGTCGTGATGCGCGCGCTGTGATAGCGGCCCTCTTTTCTGAACCCGGCCCAGCCATTGGAATTCACCGGGAGGCCTGACGTTCGACTGATACTACCCCCTATTACAACGCGCGAGCCGATGGCCACGGTGACGCTCGTCATTGGCTCGACATGCGGCGTTGCCTCGCGGACGATCGCGCGCCGCCCAGGGAACATCTGCCGCTCTTCGGTATCGACGATCGGCGTCAGCGCGGTTGCGCCGGGATTGCCGTTCGCCAGGAGCATACGATGCCGATGCGCGGTATCATAGAAAGTGAAAGTTTGTGTGACTTGCGGATACGGCTGGCCCCCGGCTCCCTCGAATTCCACCGCCCCGCCGACAAACATGGCTTCGGCCGCGAACTCTGCCCGTGAAAAACGATCCAGAACCTCGTCGTAGAAGATCATCTTGTCCATGGCAGTTGCCGACCCGCCGCTGAAGCTGCCGTATCCAAGAACGACAATATTCCTCATCGGATCGGCACAAACCTGTGCCAAGTTGGTGCCGCCCTTCCAATCGTATTGGATGTATCTGGCGCAGCGGCGTGCCATAGGAAACTGGACCGATTGACCGGCAACGATGCGTCCGAGCCCCTGCTGGCAGACAAAGTAGACATTATCGTGGAGCCGCGCCGCTTGGTTGTAGACGACCCCCCCGGTCTCGATATCGCTCAGTAGCCCGGTTGTTGAAATCTTGTCGAACTGGAAGATGGCGGGCGGCCCGATATAAGACATCCTGTATATGGCGTGCTTGAAGAAGATGATGCCGTATTCGCCGCCAACGAACCCCTCGATAGGCCCTTCGTCCAGAATGTCCTGGAAATCGGCTTGCGTCACCGCACTCGGCGTCCAATCTTCCGGGGCACCAAGGGCCGACCACTGCACTCTGTTGTATCCGCCGTTCTGTCTGGCAAACACGACAAAGTCGCGCACGGTATCGCAAAAATAAAACCCGTTCGGCGGGCTTCCGCCTAGATCGGTAAATACGCTCGCCAGATCACGCTCGGCCACCTGGGGGGGGCCGCCGCCCGATCCAGCCGTCGCGATCACCAGATTGGTTGCTAGACAAAATGTCCATGGCCCAGCGGAAACGGACCCCGTCATCTCCTTGTAGTCGGCGTTCGGGGCGTATCGGTGTATCTTCTCGCTTGTCGAAATGAAGTGATACCGTGGCACGCCAGGAGTAAGAATGCCCGTATAGACCGCAGACGTTGGTGCGCTACCTGCTTGGTCGATCTTGCCACTGTATCCGATGGTTTCGTATCCATCGGCATGAGGCAATACATTCTTGGCGTCGAGAATGTTGCTGATCCCATCCCCGATCCGATCCGGCTCCCACTTCACCGCAGGCAAAAACTGCCGCTGGACGTTGGAGACGAACAGTTGGACGCCCTGATCGTCCGGCATCACCGCGCTCCTGCCGCGCCGGCCGGGACCGGCGGCGGCGTATTGGCGTTCTGGTCCTGCATATTGAGCCCGCGGATCGCTGCGGTGTAGAGCGCATAGACGCCCATGATCCGCTCGTCATACATGGTGTGCAGCATGGCCTCGATCAGCGCGGCGTAGAGGTAGACCTGCGGCGCGTTGGTGATCAGCCAATTGGTGTTGGTAGACACGCCGATGGCCGGCAGCTTCTTCCAATAGCTCATGTAGGCCTGATAGGTCTGGTCGGGCTGCGGGCCGAACACGATGCAGTCGTTCAGGATGGTGTAGGCCCGCGGCGCGCCGGGAGACACGCCGGCATATTGCGAGAAGAAGTCGTGATGGTTGGCGTACTCCAGCGACAGCCGCGGGTCGGCCGACGTCCAGACCCGGCGCATTTCGAGGTAATCGGCCGGCAGCGGAACCGATCCCGGAACCGGCACATGGATGTAATTCGTGCCGTCATACCAGACCGTTTGCGTGATGCCGGCCCGCCAGTCTCCCGCCGCCACATCCTCGTCGAACTGGCCTTTCTTGACGGCCGTGGCACCGGTGCTCTGGATGTTGAGCGTCATCGCCGCGGTGTTCGTGAGCGCGCTTCCCGCCAGCATGGAGGCCGTGGCGCCATAGGCCAGCGAGAAGCCGGACAGCGCCGAAGTCTGCGCGTTCGCCGTGCCCGCCGTCGTCCCGCCCGCCTGCACCGCCATGAGCGGCAACTGCGCGAAAGCCTCGTTGCCCCTGCACCGCAACGGCGGTGACTCGAACGGCGGCCCGGCGCCATAATGGATACGGGACTCCGCCATCGTCACCCAGTCGTCGTCGCTGCCGGTAACTTCGGCGTCGGTACGCGCCAGCCACGTCTGGATCGCCGCCAGCAGCGTGGCGCCGGTGTTGATGGCCATGTCAGTGCATCACTTCGGCAAGACGCCGTCGCGCCGTCGCGGCATGCACCGGATCGGCTTCGACGCCGAGGAAGTCGCGGCCCTGTTCCTTGCAGGCCACGCCCGTCGTGCCTGTCCCGCAGAAGCAGTCCAGCACCTTGCCTTCTGTGCCGCGGACCAACTGGCGCAGCAGCGGGAGTGGCTTGCAACTCCCGTGCCCGAAGGCTTCCGGCTCCGGCCAGGACTCCAGGATGGCGTTCGGCAGATGCGCCTCGCCATAGACGAAGATGCGGCTTTCCTGCGGCGGCCAGTGCCAGATGATCGTCCGGTCCGGTGGCGGGAACTTGTCGGCGGCCTCCTCCGATGCGGTGAAGATCACGACATCGGCCATGTCCCGCATCGTCTCCAGCCAATGCGTGTTGTGCAGCCAGTCGCGGGTGTCCCGCAGATACACCTTCAGCGGCGGGTCGGTGATCACGGCACCGTATGGCCCCCGCCGCTCGATCTCCGGCAGGATGTCGAAGACATTGGCTTCGATGATCATGATCCCCAACCCGTACTGGGCAAATTGAACGGCGGCGCCCGGAACGGCGGGATCGTCAGAGACAGGACGGGCGCGCCGCCGTCCCGCGCCCAAGCGCGGTCTATTTCCCGATCCGCTTCGATGCGCGCCGTCGTCGCGTCCTGCCCGAGCCGTTCCAGCATGCGCCATGTCATGTCGAGTTCGATCAGGTCGGGATCGATGATCGGGATGTCGTCGTCAGCGACCCAATCCGTCCGCAGCGTCGAGCCGTTCGCCGCCGTGGCCCAGGAATTGCTGACGTACTCGAACACCAGATCGTTCGTGTCGTCCGGCGTCGGATCGATGACGAAGCGGTTTGCGACAGAGGCCGCGGCCCGCTTCACCCGCCACTGTTTGTCGATGCTGACGGTCTGAACGATACCGGACTTGGCGATCTGCCATTGCTGCGGCGTCAGCGGCCCGCGCATTTCCTCGAAGGCGTCACGATCCCAGGCCGTGTCGCCGATGAAGCGTCCGAAGTCGGACGGCAGCGCATACTCCGCCGTCCCGCTCGCGGCCTGGAACGTGTGTTCCCGTTGCAGGATGGTCCAGTCGTGATCCTTGTAGATGCGGCGGGCGGCTTTCGTCGCCTGCCGCAGCAGCGCCGCGGCGGTCGGGTCGGAATTGTTGACGATGGTCGAGGGCGGCTTGACATCGTAGCTCGCCAGATCGCGCGCCACGGCCTTCGCCATCGATAGCAATGTCGCCATGTCAGCCTCCGCCGCCGGTAGGGCTCACGCCGACGCCGCAACGCCGGCGGACTGCTTCTTTGCGAACGGCCGGCCGCGCGGCTTGCCCTTCGCCTTCACGCCGGGAACCGAGGCGAGGGCCTTCTTCACCGCCGCGTCGATGGCTCTCTGCATGTCGATGGCGGGCGCCGCAGCCTGCGCCGTTCCGGGATCGACGCCCTTCTCCTGCATCACGGAGAGGATATCGGCGATTTGCTGGTCCCGCGCCGCGAGCTGCGCCTGAAGGTCTTCGATCTGCTTCGCCATCTTCGTCAGCGGCGCGTTGCTTTTGGCCGCTTCGAGGAAGGCCCGCGCCTGGTCCCGCAATGTCCGCATGTTCGGCGGGAACTTGCTGATGTTGGAGTCCAGGATGTTCGCCAGCATCTCGACGTTGTAGATGCCCATGTCCCGCAACCCGGCGGCCATCGCGCGGTCGATGGTCGGCCACTGCGTCAGCGGCGTGCCGATGGACCCGGTTTCGCCGGTGGCCAAACGCCGCTTCCAGGCCTCGTACTCTTCGCGGTAGCGTTCGATCCGGATGTCGTCCATGAGGAACTCCGGCTGGTCGCGGCTGCCCGGCTGGATAATTCGAATCCAGTGCTGCATGGTGTATTCCGGATATCCCTTGGCGGCGGACCCGGCCTCGTCCTTCACCTCCTTCATGAAGAACTCGATGGTGTTCCCGTCCTTGCAAGGGCCGTAGATGTCTTTGTCAGCCAAGTTCGTGTCTCCTCTTTCTCCAGATGTGCGGGATCAAGCCATCGCCGTGGACGAAGACCCGCAGCCTGTCGGCATCGCCGACCTGCCAAAGGCGGTGATAGATCGTCATGATACGCATGAACTCGTCGGCCTGGCGGGCGTAGTCGCTGCGCGTCAGAAACCGCTTCTCGCCCTGCCCGTCCCTGGCGATGATCTCGATGACCTTGAACGCGCCGTCTTCCGGCTGCGCGTAGGCATGGTGAACCAGGTCGCCGTCCTCGACCTCGAACGAACCGTCGAGGCCGTAGAAGTGAAACGTCCGGAAACCCATGTGGTAGCCCAGATCGACCACCCGCAGCGCCGCCGTCGTCCCGCTGGGCGCGATCAGCGGCTCCGGGTAGTAGGACTTGATGATCGACAGCTCCGGCTCGTCGACCTGCGCGTGCCAGAGGAATATCTGCTGGCCGCGCAGCCTGTCGAAGACGGCCGGCCGGCATTGCGAGGCGACGAAGTAGGCCGAATGCCCGTCCACCGCGAACTGCTCCAGCAGCACGTCCTGCGGGTCGACCAGCACGACGCCCCACACCGGCACGCCCTTGCTCAGCAGAAATTCGGACGCCCTGTTGATGGCGACGGCCTTGCCGCCCTTCTTCACCCGTTGCCGTATCTCGGCGGCGCTGCGTTTCAGCGACGGGCCGCCGCCGCAGATGATCAGCGGCTTGTCGTGCGCAGGAAGCGTCGGAACCTGCGGCAGGCCTCTGGCGCAGGCCGACCGGATATTGGCGATGATCGTCTGCGGGGCGACGGCCGGGTTGGCCGGCCCGAGCCGCTGTTCAAGCGGCGTCCCGCCGTCCACGGTATCCGCGAAACACGAAGGCGATGGCGGCAATAAAGCGGCGGATCATCGCAGCCCGTCCCGTATCCGCGCCTTCTGCGCGCGCCACTCGATGTCCAGCATTCCGACGCGGACGACGTCCTTGGCCTCGCCGCCCTTCATGACGTGCTTCAGGAAGTAGCCTTCCATGCGATAGCCGAACTTCAGGTGCGAGAGCCACACCCCTTGGTTTTCGGCGAACACCTCGCACCACGCCTTCCGAAGCCCGAGAACGTCGAAGCCGTGCTCATGGAGCAGGTACTTGATCCATTTTCCGTAGCCCTTCCCCCTGGCCGCGGGATCGGCGATGTAGTCGCCCCATTCAAACGTGCCATCCTTGCGGTTGATGTGCGTGATCTGCGCGAAGCCTATGGGCTCGCCATCGGCCTCGGCAACCCAGCGCACCCAATCGTCGCGCTCCGACTGGAACCATTCCCGATGCTCCTGATAGGTGATCTCGTGATCGCGGTACATGTACGCCGTGACTTCCGGGAGATTGCACCACCGGAACAGCAGGCCGATGTCGGTTGCCACCAGCGGGCGAAGGCGCACCGGGTCCGGCGGGCTGGCGAAATTGGAGTCGTATCCGAAGAAACGCTCCCTTACATCCGGCGGCGCGAGCTCGCCGGACTGGATGTCCGAGATGTCCATGAGGCGTCCTAGACGTTGTTGACGTGCCAGCCCTTGAGCATGGCGAGCCACGGGATGGCGCCGCTGCCGTGAACCTTCACTGTGACCCCTTCGGCCATCAGCGACTTCACCAGCGGGATGAATTCTTCAAGCTGCCGGTACATCTGCCCGGTCGTCACGAACGGCTTGCGCGACAGCGGCAGGTCCGTCGTTCCGACCCAGACGGAGAACAGTTGCTGTGCGCCGTTGCGGTCCGACTCCAAATCCTCGAAATGGATCAACCCTTCCTTGCATGAGGAATCGGCGCCGTGCAGATGCAGGGTCCGGTAGCCCATGAGCGGCGCGAACTGGCAAGACCGCGTGACCGCAGCACTCGTCCCGCGCCCCACGCCCGCGTCGTACCCGGGAACCTCGATGTCGAATCCGACAAGCTGCCGGCACGGCGATTCCCATCCGGCCAGCCACGCCTCCATCGGGATCATGTCGCCCAGATACGGGTGCCAGATAATGACGTTATAATCCCTGAGCCGCTCGAACACCGCCGGCGAGCACATCGACGCGACAAGGTAAGTCGTGTCCTTGTGCAGCTTTCGTAGGCAGTAGTACGGAGACCCGGGGGCCGGCGGCGACTGTGGATCCCAGATCATCCAGTATTTCGGGACGACGCCCTCGTCGAGCAACTTCCAGCCCGCATCGTTGCAGGCCCAGACATCGCCCGTAATATCCTTGCATGTATCGGCGAGAGACGGCGCCGACCCGCAGATCGACACGACCCTGTCGTTCGGCGGCTCCTGTTCGCAGAATTCCGGAAAGCCGGTCTCCAGCGCGCGCATGACATTATGCGCGATCTCTGCATCAGAGCAGATCGAATTGATGTTCCACTCGATCTGCTGACACTCGGAAATCGGCGGGAGACGCCGGAGCATCTCCCGCTGAAGTTCCGAAAGGGCCTCGACCCGGCTAAACACCAGAGGTACGAAGGACCAGTCTCAAGCGGCCATTCGCGACGATCGTTCCGCCGCCGGTGGTCGCGACCGTGGTTGCGATCGTCCATCCCAAGAGCGGGACAAACGTGGTGTAGGCGTCGTCCAGATAGCCGGCGGTGCCGGACGTATTGAGGAAGGCGTCCGCATCGCAGGCCGACAGAACGCCGACCTTGTAGGAATTCGACTGGCCCGGATCGAGCAGGATCCAGCCGAAATCGTACTGCGCGAACGCCACCTGAGCCGCGCCTAACGTGTACTGATCAAGAGCAAGCGCGCTCGTGGCCTTGGATGCCTGCCCGTTTTCGGCTGCGGCTGCCACCATGTACTGACTGATGGCTTCCGTTGCCTGAACATACATCCATTCCGCACCGTCCGCTGTCTTGGCGATGGTGCCGAGGTCGTATTCGGCGCCGACGCCGGCGTCCGAAGTGCCCGCCTTGGTGAGGTTCGGGTTGATGCCGATGATCTGAGACATGTCCCATCCCTCCTTAGTGCTTCAGCACGCCCTGGACGAAGGCATTGCTCATGGTCATGTTGCCCATCCAAGCAATGATCTTCGACAGCGCGTCCTGGTTGGTTGCGAACCGATCCGGGTCCAGCGGCGTGAATTCCCGCTGGCTGTGCGGCCGGTAGCTCAGGAAGTCGGTGTTGAGGAAGTAGGCGTGGTTGGACGGACATGCGCCCTGATAGCCGCCGTCCATGATCACGTCGATGCCGGCGTATTTGAGCTTCATGAAGCCCGCCTCGCCGGTCTCGGCGTCCGTGATGCGCTGGATCGTTTGCAGCGACCCCATGAACTTGCCGTAGTAGTTGTTGTCCATGAAGATCACCTTGGTGCGATCCGCACCGCGGGTGACGTTGTTCAGCACCAGGTTCATGTTGGCCTGGATGTTCGTGGTGCTGACGGAACCCGCGCCGGACACCGAGGCGTCCAGCGTGAAGTTCTTCCAGAACCCGTAGGTGGTCCGGTTGATGCCGGCGAGAATGCCCGACGGCGAGTCGGCGACGAGAAGCTGCAACCCGCCGATCTGCTTCGAGGAGTCCGCAGACCCGTCCGAGTAGCAGTCCGCCGAGATGTTGTTCATCATCGTCTTCTCGGCGTTGTTGATGCGCGATTCCAGAAGGTCGAGCATCCGCGTCGCGCTGTCGCTGTTCATCATCATCTCGCGACCGGAGATGACCACCGGGCACGCAGCCTGCTTCCAGGCGCGGAAGCAATCACACCGCTTTCGCGGCGTGCTGGACTATATCTTCGCCCGACGTTCCGGGCGCAGCGTACATAGTCTCTGAGCCAGACAAATATGCGATGCAACGATCGAATTTTTCTTTCTTGCGCTGCACGTGGAAAAAAGGACCAGCTTGGGCGAACGTCTTCATGTTCGGGCCAATTCGGTACACCGTCCGATAATCGCCCTTCTTTGTCTCGCCGATGATGCCAACCTTGACGCCCATGCTACGCAAGATGGACGCGACCGCCTCAACCATGCCTCTGTTGGTATTGGCGAAGCCGACCGTCCACTGCGTGAAGGTGTCATGGACGCGCTCGCTGATATATCCATCCGAGTCCATCATGCCGCCGATGAGGCGGCGCTTAACGTCATCGGATGCCCGAAAATAAGCATCGGGTACTAGCGTTCGGTTGGCTGTATTCACGGCGAAGAACTCAAAGATGTCTCGGCGATACACGGACAACAGCCAGAATTCCATACCACTCTTTAGAATTCTGCTGGTGATCGCGTACCGCTTACCGAATACAGCTTCGAATTCGTCGTTCACTCGTTCGAGCATGTCTCGGTCATCACTTCCGTACCGCACTGAACACTGGGAGTACCAGCGGTCTGTCTTGAGGCGAGGAACTGACCCAGCCTTCTTTACTCTTACGGAACTACCGAGATTGCCGTCTCCAAGAAATGCCCCGACTGAATAGGCCAAGGCAAAAAGCTGATCTTCTGTATCTTCCATTTGTCTTTCGCTGCTGATTACCCAATCTGTAGCACTTTTCCTCTTTGGGGGCTACAGCTCTAAGGGCGTCCCAGCATATCTCGCTGTTTTGCTCGCGGATTACGCCGCGAGGAGTCCGCCTGATTTGAACTCCGCGCTGGTGAACAATTCCTGCGCGCCGATCGACAGCGTTTCGTAGCCGTCGTAGCGCTTGAAGTTGGTGGATTCGGCGTACTCCAGGTGCTCCAGGATCGCAGCGCCGCCTTCCACCGGCCGACGACGGTTCCCCTTCTTCAGGTAGCGAAGAAGGCCGTTGTTTTCCGTTACGTTGTCGGCCAGCGTCTTCTGGCGTGCGTAGAGCGTGGTCGTGAGTACGTCGCCCCAGTTTACATTGGGCGAAGCCATAGTGTGTTTCTCCTATCGATGGCCTCGATCAGACCCGTGCGCCTTGCGCGGCGTTCTGTTCGAGGATTTGCCTGAGCGATCCGCTGGTCTGGGCGCCGGGTGCTCCGCCGCGCGGAGCGCCGTTGACGGATGCCGCCGCCGCCTTGGCCTGGGCCGCCTTCGCTTTCGCTTCGGCTTCCTTGGCCTTGGCTTCCTCCTGCTGCTTGCGCTGCTGTTCCCTCTGTTGCTGTTCGAGGAGCTGGGCGCGCACGGCGGGATTGGCCCACATGGCAGTCTCGTAGAGCTGCTTCAGAACGGGCTGGCGACCGGCAACCACCTCGGCTTGAGCCAACCGGATGATGTCGGGGTAGAGGTCGTTGAGATGCGGATGGGCGGGTTTGCCGTCCGCGGTCTTTTCGGCCTCGAAAGCCGCGATCTCTTGGATGGCGCGGCTGTGGTGCTGGCTGAGCAGCAGATGGCGCAGTTGCGCGGTCTGCATGTTCGCGGCCTGCACGTCCCTGCGCAGCGCTGATATCGTGGGGTCTTCCCACGCGGACTGGTCCGCAGGCTGTTCGCCTGCGGGTGTTTCGGTGGGCTGCGATGTGCTGCCTGGCAGGGTGATCTGGTAATCGCGGAGCATCTTCTGCGCCATGGCCGCCTTTTGCTCTGGCGTGCCGTTGCGCAGGACGTATTCGGATGCGACGAGGTTGGCGAAGGCCGCCTCCGGCGTGACGCCGATGGTGTCCAGGTACGGCTTGGCCTGGACGACGGCGTTGAGGAGCGGCGCGACGGACTGGACCTTGCGCTGGAAGCCTTCGTTGACTTCGCGGTCGCGGCGCAGCGCCCATTGCTGGAACTCGGGCGGCGCCTTCGCGAACATGTCCTTGTCCGCCTGCGGCCAGTGCTGCGGCGGCTCTGCCGCGGGAGCCGGGGCTGCGGCGGCCGGAGCGGCGGGCGTGGTCGTGGTTGCGTCCGTGCCGTCGGCCGCAGGCGGTTGCGTCTCCGCAGCAGGCGCGGCGGGCGACTCTGCCGTCGCGTCCTTGGCGGCGAAGCGGCCCTTGTCGTCGCGCGGCCGGCCGTCGGCGGTTGGCGTCTCGCCCTCGCCTGTATCGACAGGGGGCGGGGCGGGCGGCGTTTCCAGCGTGCCGGCCTCGCTCGCCTTCACGGTCTCGAGCAGCGTATCGCGCAAAGAGGGCTGCGCCGCGCCCGTCTCTGGGGCGGCCGGGGTGACTTCGGTCATGAAACCTCGCTAGTCTCGGATTCGTCCGCTCTCGCGGATGCGGTGCAGCGCGTCCGGGCTGTGCCGGTAGTTCCAGATATCCCGGAGGACCGGGGCGACGTTCGGCTGCTGCGCCGGTACTGGCCGCGGCGTTTCGCTGCCGACCTCCACCATGCCGTGCGCCTTCAGGTGCGCCCGGTATTGCGAGCGGGACTGGATGATGGTCTTGCCGTCCGCCATCGACAGGAACGGCTCGCAGTCCTTCACTACGATGGGCGCGCGCTCGGCCTTCTCGCGGTAATACTGCTCGGCCGGGACAAGCTGGCCGGTCTTGCGGTCGACGATCCAGCGCTCGCCGATCATGGCGCGCTCAGCCCGCCGGCATTCGCTTCGAGGTAGGCCATCGCGCCGGAGCATGTCGACATGGCCTCGCCGCTGAGGGCCTGCGCCAAGTCGATCACCGCCTCGTTGTAGGTCCGGCTGATGCCCGTCGACGGCGTCCCGACGATCACGTCGGCGGCGGCGATCATGGCTTCGTTGAAGGTGAGGCCGGCGCCGCTGGAGAGCACCAGCAGGTTCGCGTGCAGGGCTTGCGTCATGTATGCCAGCCCTCCGGCACCGGCGCGTCCGCCGGGATCAGCCGGCCCTCGGTCACCCACGCCGGATCGCCCCAGCGCTCCCCGACCTCGATATTGCCGGTGCTGTCGCGCGACAGCCCGTCCAGATCCGGGAAGATGCGTTTCATCTTGTCCATCACACCACCAGCGAAACGATCATGATCAGGGCCTCTTCCTCGTCCTGCTCCAGTTCGCGGATCAGCTTGGCCGCGGCTTCGACGGCCGCTTCGAGCCCGTAGTCCAGCAGCTGCTCTTGCGGCACGGCCGACAGCGCCGCGATGACCTGTGCCCGCTGCCCCTCGGTGAGCGGGATGACGGGCCGCTCAGCCCTGGACACGTCCAAGGCGTCGGTCTGCTGCTCCGATGGTGGAGGCGGATTCGCCAGCCGGTCCAGAACGGCGCGGATTTCATCGCGGCTCGGCCGCCGCTGCGGCTCTTCGGCCTTCCGCCCCTTGCGGTCGACGACGAGGATGCCGCCGCGACTCGGCGGCGGTTCATCCCCCGGCGGCGTGACCGTCGTCACCGTAAGATCGGCATCCGCGCCGGCGAACAGATAAATGCCGCCTTCGGCACTCAGCAGCCGATCGATGGTCATGCCGGCATCGGCGCCTGTGAGCGTATAGCTTCCGGCATCCGCCGATACGGCCTTCTCGGCTTCGACCGCCAGATCGGCATCCGTGCCAGTCAGGGCGTAGGAGCCGGCCGCGGCCTCCACCACCTTGTCCGTGACGGACAGGGCGGCATCGGTGCCGGTGAGGGCGTATGCGCCAGCATCCGCAGCAGCCACTCGATCGGTGACCGCCAGGGCCGCATCGGTGCCGTTCAGCGCATAGCTACCGCTGTCGGCCGCAACCTCGCGCCCATGCTCCAGGGCGGCGTCCTGTCCGGTCAGCGCATAGGTGCCGGTATCGGCGCTGACTTCCCGCCCGATCTCCAGGGCGACATCCGTGCCGGTGACGGCATAGCTGCCCGCGTCCGCCTCGATCACGCGATCCGTGATCGCCAGCGCGGCATCCGTGCCGCTGAGAGCGTAGCTCCCGGCATCCGCGGCCAGTGTTTGGCCGGTGGCAAGTCCGGCGTCCGCGCCGGTCAGCGCGTAGGAACCTGCGTCCGCCGCGACTTCCCGGCCGCGCTCCAGCGATGCGTCGGCACCCGTCAGCGCGTAAGAGCCCGCGCCGGCTTCGACAACCCTGTCGGTGATCGACAGACCGGCGTCGGTGCCGGATAGGGCGTAGCTGCCGGCGTCAGCCGCGACTTCACGGCCGTGCTCTACATTCGCCGCCTGCCCCGTAACCGCGTAGGAGCCGGCATCGGCGGCAACCTCACGGCCGCGCTCAAGAGCGGCGGCGGTGCCGGTGAGGGTGTAGGAGCCCGCTTCGGCCTCAAGATCGATGCCGGGTGCCGTCTCGACGATCTCGACCGCCGCCCACGCAAACCCGTCGCTGGCGCTCGACGTGAAGCCGCAATTGTGCGTGCCCGGCGCGCCCCCCAGCAGCGCCAGGGCCGAATAACCGTGATCCTCCGACGTGCTCGTGCCGCTGGCGCCGTCCGCCATTTCGTCGCCGGCGTCCGGCGTGAACGGATCGGTGTCGCCGCCGTAGCAGCAGCAGCCGGCGATGATCATGCTGCCGGCGGCCGTCGTATCCAGCGTGCCGCCGATGTTGGTGCCGCTCGTGCCCACGGCGCTGTTGGTGGCGCCGATGGAGAGCGTGTTGCCCGGCGTGCCCGGCACCACCTCGATCCAGGTCAGCGACGAACTGTCGGAGCGCGAGTCCGTCGTGAACGAGAACGACAGGTTGGAGCCGATGGGCGGGTTGGCGATGTACCAGATGCCGACGAGACAGTTGTCGTCGTCGCCCATGACGTTGCCGACGCCGGTCGCCGCGGTGAACGCCTGCCCGTCGATCGTGCCGCCGGTGATCGTGCCGGGGTTGCCGCTCTCCTGAAGATCGTTCGCGTCCTCCAAGCGAACGATGGCGACGAGCATGCCGGTCCCGGCGGCCACCGTGCGGGTGCCGCTGATCGTCCGGTCCGTCGCCGCGGTGCTGTTGGCCACCGTCGCGTTGTTGCGGACGGTGATCGGGATCGTCGGAAAGTCGTCGCCGTAGGAAAGCTTGATCTGGCCAGCGCCGCCGGGGCCAGTTCCACCACCACCGCCGCCGCCGGGAAAGCCACCATCGCCGCCAATGGTGCTGCTGGCGCTGTGCGTGCCACCGCCGCCGCCGCCGCCCTCGTCCTGGTTGGCGCCGCCGTTGCCACCGCCCGCTCCGCCCCCAGCGCCGGAGCCACCGCCGCCGGCGCCGTTGCTGCCGTTGCCGCCGCCGTTGCCGGCGGTGCCGCCCGTACCGGCAGACCCGCCTGTATTTGTGCCGCCGTTGCCGCCGGTGGTGCCCGAACCGTTGGCGCCGTTGCCGCCACCGTTCGAGCCGCCGCCACCGCCGCCACCAGTGACGCCGCCGCCAGGACTCCCGCCGTTACCGCCATTCCCATCGGGGCCGCCAGCGCCGCCGCCACCGCCACCCGCCGAGTTCCCGGCAGTGCCGCCAGTGCCACCCGAAGCCGTGAAGTCGCCGACCGCCGAAGTTGCGGAGCCACCGCCGGGCGCAACGAGCGTCGAGCCGTCCAGGAATGTGGTGTCGCCGCCATTCTCGCCGCTCGTGGTGCCGCCGGCCCCAATCGTGTAGGGGACCGTGGACAGAGCGGACACGTCGATGACGGCGCGAGCATATGCCCCGCCACGCCCGCCGGCGCCATTCGCCGCCGCTATCCCCGCTTCGCCGCCGCCCCAAGCCTCGGCATAGACCAGATCGACGCCATCGGGGACTTCCCACTCCGTCCCCGTCGTCAGATAAACGACAGCCACCTACCGCCCCCTGCGCGGTTGCGCCGCGCGTCTCACCCCCCTCGATCCGTTGCGCACGTCACGTCACCTCCACTCCGGCCGGTCGTCTTCCTGGCCGACGCAGAACACCCGATGCTGGCGCCCGCAGCCGCAGTGGAAGATGTAGATGTCGGCCGCCGGTTCGTCGGGATGCGACTTGCGCGCCTCGATCTCATGGTTCTCCGGGTGCCGGCAGCACGACGCGAGAAACTGGTTCTGCTCCAAGTTCCGTTCGTACAACCGGGCCGGGATGAACCCTGCGGGAAAGTCGGCCATCTTCCGGCGCGGCGAGTGCGGCACCTGCGTTTCGGGCAGCACCGTCCCCTTCGCGTATTGGCCGAACCGCTGCGTGAACAGGTCCGGCTTCGGCTTCGGCGCGCGGACCTTGACGGTCGACAGCGAGTGCGGAGCGGTCATGCAACCGTCGCGAGCGAGGCGCCAAAGTTTAACGTGAATGTTTCTGCGTTCCCCAGCGTGAAATTGGAGCCATAGTCGAACGAACACATCAGGATGTCCGTGGTCGACGAGTCGTCATGGATCGACACGTAGCGCCCGGCGTCCCAATCTCCCGCACCCGCCGTCCATGTCACGTCCACCGCTGTCATCGTGACGGTGCCGCCGGTACGCGTGGCATCGTTCTGGATGTCGTCGCCGCCGGACGTGTAGCCGGTGCCGGTGATCTGCGTCAGATCGGCCAGCTCGTCGTCTGTCGCGACAGTCGGCGCGTCCGAATGGATAACCGCCTTGAACGTGTCCGTGGTGCCGAAGAGGTCGACCTCCTCGTTCACCAGGGCTTCGATGAAGCGCTCGTACTTGACGTATGTCGCCACTTAGGCCTCCTCAGTTAACCGCCGTGCTCACGCTGGCCCCGGTCACCCGCCCGTCGCGCCCGCGCAGGACGCGAATCTGCTTGGCCGGTTCCGGCTTCGGCAGTGCGAGGGCCTGCGCCGTCGCCTGCTGCGCCTGCACCGACGCGCCGGTGATCGCGACAAGCTGCTGGATGGCGTCGGCGAGCCCGTCGAGCTTCGTGCCGATGGCCTGGGCCTGCTGCCCGGCATTGCTGCGCGGTGCTGCGGGCTGTGCGCCGGGCTGTCCTGCGGGCGGCACGGGGTGCGTCGCTTGGCCTTTCGCCGCCTTGAGCTTCGTGTCCATGATCTGCCCTGACGCCTTCAGGTCGTAGGTCATCGCGGCCTCGTCCTGCTTCAGAACGTGATCGAGCTTCATCTGCTCCATCTTCAACGTGGTATCGGCCTGGAGCTCGGCCTTCCGCAGTTCCAGTTGCGCGGCGGCTTTATGCTGTTCGAGCTGAAGCGTGGCCGCCGCCTTCTGCTTGTCGAGTTGCTGGTCGGCTTGGGCCTCGGCCTGCTTGATGGCAATGGTCTGCTTCGCCTTCTCGGCCTCCAACTGAAGCGCCTGCGCGTTCGGATCCGGCCGCGGCTGCTTCGCCATCGCCTGGAGCTGCGCCAGCGTTTCCTCGAAGGTCTGCTCGATGTTCCGGCCCAGCTTGAAGCGCCGGATGACCTGCATGAACGTCTCCGCCATCAGCGGCAGCATCGGCGGCGGCGCGGCGGCCACCTGCTGGAAGAACGGCGCCGCGACGTTGAGCAGTTCCGTGGCGTCCTTCTTCTGCTGGTCCTCGTCGAGCGCGATGGTGCTGTCCGTCTCGATGTCGATACGGAAGCCGCGCTGGAGGTCGTCGCGGAGAAGCTCCAGGACGGCTTCCCAGGACGGCTTTTCGACGGGCGGTTGCGGCGGCGTGGCCTGCGCTCCCGGCATGGACATCGGCGGGCCGGCGATACCCTGCGGCCCTACCGGCATCCCCGGCGGCTGCGGTGCGCCCATGCCCTGCGGTGGCGGCATCCCCGGCCCAGCCATGCCCATCATCGGCATCGGCGGCGGCGGGTTCGCCTCCAGCCGGGTCAGCGGCAGTTTGACACCCGTCATGTCCCGCAGCGTATCGACGCTGAATTGTTCGGCGATCACCTCGGCACAGAGCCGGATGATGTCCCGCGCGAACCGCGCCATGCCGTTCTGCCGGTCGGTCAGCCGCATCGAGGCAAACCGGCCCTTGATTTGCTGCGCCGTCGCCGTCTCATTCGGGTTGCCCTGCCCGCGCACGATGTCCGACAGGCCCGTGACTTCGAGCAAGTCCTGCTTCACCTGCTGCCGCGCCAGATAAAGCTGGTTCAGCGCGTTGACGATCTGGTCCAACGGCAGCCAGTCGATGGCGCCCTTGAGCCCGCCGCGCTCCGCGAACGCCGCCCAGCTATCGACGGGAACCAGCTTGTTGCCCGTCCCCGGCGACAGCAGGTCGTTCAGCGGCAGCAATTGCCCGAGCTTGTCCTTGATCGAGCCGTCATAGACGCCGGCCACGCGGATCGCCGTCGTCAGCAGGCTGATCCGCTCCGTCAGTTCGTCAAGCTCGATCGCTTGGTCCTGGTACTGGCAGTAGTCCGGCAGCGGGATCAGGCTGTCCGTCGTCAGGCAGCCGTAGAACGGCTCCGGGCATGGGAAGAAACCGTTGAGGTCCAGCGGCGGCGGGCCGCTCTTCAGCGGCGCGTCAGGGTAGCTTTTGGCGATCCACAGCGTCTGCCGGGACTCCTTGTCCCAGATCTCGTAGCAGCACGCCGTCTTGAACACGGCGCCGTAATTCTTCCGCTGCTCGTCGCTCAGCTTCGCCGGCTCGGTGTCCAGCGGTATCTTGTTGCCGAGCTCCTCGCCGAGTTCATCGATCAGATCGTCGCGGGTGAGATAGACCCGCCGCCACACCGCACGCACCTCCGACCAGACCCGCGCCGGGGTGTGGCCGAAGTCCTGCCAGTAGATGTAGTCGACGACAGCCCGCTCATTGGCGACGGTCGGAACCTCCGTTCCATCCTCTGCAATCGTCGGCTCACCGGCCTCGAATTCGTACCGTACCCAAGCCTGCGCCCGTCCGGTGAGCAGGTAGTCGTCGCGCGCCAGCTTCAGCGTGCCGTCCAGGTCGCCGGTGTCAATGGTGTAGGACAGTGCCCGCTCCAGCACCTGCGAGGCGACGCGCCCGATGGGGTCGGCGTCCTTCCAGCGGCGCTGCACGTCCGGGGTCGGCGGGCGGGCATAGATCGCCGGTTGCAGCGTCTGAATATTCGACCACAGCACGTTGACCTTGCGCGACGTGTCGGTGTCCGACCGTTCGTCCCGATACCGCTTGATGATCCGCTCGCAGCGGTTCACCCACGTCTTGAACTCGGTATCGTACAGGCTGATTTCGGTCAGCCAGCGCGCGACGATGCCGCGGTCGCCGAGCCCGAAGTCCTTCTGCCGTTCCGCCGATGCCGGGGCCGCCGACTCGGCGGCGTCGTAGTCAGCCATGCTTCCCCGATGACGCCATATGCGCCTGCGGGTCGCGGTTGTGCGCGTCCATCGCCTGCTTGATCAGCCGCAGCACGTCCCGGAGGGTTGGGGCTTTCGACGCGGCGGCAATGAGGGTTTCGCGGGCGGGCATCATATCCTTCCGTTCGGTTTCGGCTGCGCCTGCCACAGCTTGTTCAGCGTCAGGTCTTGCAGGGTCGGCAGCGGCTTCGGCGTCTCGTCCTGCTTCGGCCGGATATACGGTCGGCTCATCGCCGCATAGCGCGCCTGGTCTGCCGCGTGGTCTTCGCCGTCCGTATCCACGTCTTCCGGCCGCGTCTCGCTATGCTGGAGCGCCGGGATCGTGCGGATGGAGTCTGCGCAGGTCGAAAACCAGTAAATCATCGGCCTGTCGTCTTCGCCGATCAGTCGCGCCCGCATCTGGTCCCAGCCGCCGGCGTGGCCATGCTCCGGGACGCGCCTGTTGTCGGCAGGCCGCCAGCGGATTGTCCGGCCACTGGCCTCGTACATCCGCTCGGCGATCGACGGGCCGCCATCCTCTTTGTGGATCGACGGATCGGCGACATCGTAGTCGATGGCCTCGGCTGTCCGGCTAACGATGCCCTTGGCCACCTCCTCCGCCGTCAGCTTCAGCCCGACGTTCGGCTCTTTGGCCCCGTACCATTCGCGATAGCAAACCATCGCGCCTTTCGGGATGCGCCCCTCCGGGACAACATGGTCCTCGCTCGCGACCGCCCACCAGCCGACGGAGAACGGCCTGGCAGAACCCCAATCGAAGGCCCGGAACCTCGGCCAATGCTCAGGGACCGCAAAGGGCCGGACGACGTGCCTGTCGGCGCGCCAGCAGTCGAAATAAGCGCCTTCGACAATGGACCAGTCGCCTTCGAGCCACGCCCGCACCAACTGTTCGGAACCGGACAGTTGCAGGTTCGCGACATAGTCGGCGCCGAGATAGCGGTTGTCTTGAAGCTTCGACGGAATGAACACGCGCTCCCGCGGAAGACTCTCGCCCGTCCACGGGTTCTTGAAGACCTCAGTCAGAATCTTCCAGCCCAGCGGCGCCGGATCGATGTACCGCGCCTTCACCCACTGATGCCCAGGGCCGCCGGGGTTGCCCGTGGCCCGGAACCCGACCGGGACGCCATGCCCGCTGCGCAGCGTCGCCATCAGCTTCATCACCGGCTTCGGACTCGGGAACGTCCCGATTTCCTCGATATAGACCCTGGTGTAGCTGTGGCCCTGATACCCATCGGCATCGGCGTCGCGCTCGAGATACGCGAACCGCAACCGCGCGCCATCCGGGAACCGCCAGAGCTTGTCTTGTTCGTTGTATTTCGCGCCGATCGCCGAGTAGACGGCCCGCGACCGTTCGATGGTGTCAAGCAGTTCCGTTCGCTGGCGCCGCACCATTAGCCCGGCCGCATTCTCGCCGTGCGCGGCCGCATGGGACGCGAAGTCCCCCAGCATCCCGTCCGTCTTGCCGCCGCCACGCGCCCCACCGAAGAACACCTCGAAGATGGGGCAGGCAAGAAGGGCCGTCTGCGGGCCTGGCTGCGGTTCCCAGATGATTACTGGAGCGTCGGCCGCGGCTCGTGCTGCTTCTGCCATTCAGCCGCGCTCTCCGCTACGGCCGGCGCACGGATGACGTAGTTGCGGACCTCGGCGTCAAGCTTCATTTCCTGCGGAAGGATGCGCGACAGCAGTTGGCAGAAGACGGCCGGCGCCGTGTTGGCGAGCTTGACCAAGTAGTCCTTGCCGCCGGCCTCGTGAAACGCCTGTACGATGGCGTCACGGACCTGCGCCGTCGTCTTGTTTGGCGTACCCTTCTGCCGGCCGCCTGTCTTCGGAATGCCCTTCGGTCGTCCGCCTGCCATTATCTGTACCAATCTAGTAAGGATTGCCCGTCACCGCCCGCGCGATGCTCTTGCCCGCCGCGATCTGCCGCTCGGTCCACTGCGGCCGCGGGATGCTGAAGAACGGAATGTAGGTGAGTGGGTGACAGACAGCCTCGAATATCCCAGGCTTGCCCCACTCGATAACCCACGCACGCTGTGTCGGCTCCGCCATTTTCGCGGCGAGCCAATGGACGGACGGTAGCGCTGCGCTATCGGCTGTGAATGTCCTGTGCAGAGTCGTCATGGCGCGCGCCTCATACGGCAGCGCCCGCCCCATGGCCGCAAAACCTACGGGGCGGGCGCTGACTCAACCATGCCGCCGAAAGGAAACGACATGGAGTCGGAGATGTTGGGGAACGCCTACCGGACTGGCCGCGCACACGGGGCGCGACCGCCAGACTGGCACGGCAGAATATCGGGTAATTTTCTTTCGTAGTCAAGACGCCGCCTCGATCTCATGGTGGTGGTAGGCAAACCAGAGTCGCCGACCGCTGGCGTCTTCGCGCCAGGCCCTGACAATCTCGCCATCGTCGGTCTCCACGATGGCTTGGTACTTGTGCCAGACATCGAAGGGCGAGCGGATCGAATCGCCCTTGGCATAGACAATCTCGCCGCCCTCGCCGAGCCACGGCGGCGGGTCGGTGAGCCCGTCAGCGGTAAGAAAGCGGGCGCGCTCCGCGTTGATGACCCGGGGCGGCACCGGCTCCACCGCCGCGCCGAACCGGACGATGCCGCGCACGCCTGGCGTCGATTCGATCGGGTCGACGCCGAGCCCCCCAGGCAAGCCAGCGTACAGCAGGCCAGGGTAGCGGCCGCGATGCTCGCGCCATTCCCGAATCTTCGCCCTGCGGTTCCGCGGCGCCTTGCGAGTCGCAGCGTAGTGCGGCCAGATCGCCTTGTAGCCCTGCTCCATCAGGTGGAGCTTGGCAATCGGCATGATGGCGCCGCCGGTGTCGTCGTCCCGCAGCATCGTTGGCTTGATGCACACGAGAATCCAGAGGATGCCGTTCTCGTCACGCTGCATTTCGATCACCTCAGGTCTCGACCGCCGGCATGTATTGGCTGGCGCGAAGCCCGAAGGTCGCGGCCACAGCTGCACGCGCCGTCTGCTTGCCCTTCCGGCTCGGACGGTCATCGATCAGCCGCTCGCCAGCGCCGGAGACATCCAGCATATAGCGCTTGAAGCTGCCGTCCGGCTCCGGCGTCGAGTTCACGACCTCCACCATCATGATAGGGGAATCGTCTGCTTCGTCCTTCCGGTAAAGCGTACCGATCCCCTCTTCGTGATCGATGACTTTGGCCCCGCTATCCCTGATGTAGCGCGCCAAGCCGTAGCGATCGACCATAACGCGCCTGATCTCAGCGTTGGCCTCGCCGTCGATGGATTTGACGTTAATGGTCTCCGGCTGGTCGATGATCCAGCGCGGCACCTTGACGCCGTGAACGGCATAGATCGCAAAGCCATCGGGATATTTGACGGCAGGGCCAGTCAAGCAATGGAGCCGCGCCCGCTCGTCTTGCATGACCACGCTGTGGCGTTCTGATACCCAGCAGATGCCCCTGTGCGGCAGGAACCAATTCGCCGCCTGAGCGAGCTCCGTCAACGGCTCTAGCGCCGCCGTTTCCTTGCGCAGCCCGAGATGGCGGAAGAAATCGTAAAACGCCAGCCAGTTAGCATCATGTTGGCCATAGCCCGAGTCCCCCACCGAGTCCCCCACCGAGGCCACCACCGAGGCCCACACCGAGGCCCTCACCGAGTCCCGCACCGAGGCCCGCACCGAGTCCCCCACCGAGTCCCGCACCGAGTCCCACACCGAGTCCCGCACCGAGTCCCCCACCGAGGCCCGCACCGAGTCCCACACCGAGGCCCACACCGAGTCCCCCACCGAGTCCCACACCGAGGCCCTCACCGAGTCCCGCACCGAGTCCCACACCGAGGCCCCCACCGAGTCCCGCACCGAGTCCCCCACCGAGGCCCCGATCTTCTTGTCAGCAAGAATCTTATCGACGACAGCGCGCGTCAGCGCCATCGATAGCGGCGAACCGCACCACACGAAGCGCGGCGGCTTCAGCTTTGCATGCCGATACGCAGCAGTAAGAGCCGCCTCCGCCCGCGCCCGATCAGCCGGTTCGGTGCAGAGACCGATCTTGATCCACCGATCGCGCCAGACAGGAAGCAATGCCTCCTGTTTTGGCGTCAGTCTGTTGATCTTTGCCATCGGTCAATCCGCAGCACGCTCGCCGCCGAGTTGTGGAAATAACGCTGCGGCGTTGGCAGACGCCGCTTGCCACGCAATGTCTCGTGGGGACTGGGCCGCGCTGGCGAAAATCTGTGCGCGCACAGATTCGCGCGCGTTGACGGAGGCTGCAGCCCAAATTTCATCAATGGTGGGGTTCATCGTTCGCTCCTTGGTTCCAGTGCCTAAATTGTATCTCCCTCACGGTCAGGGGATGGCTGTCAATCCGCCACACGACGTTCCGGCTCGGCGCGCGGGAACTCGACCTGCCGTTGGACGCGGTAGGGCCCCTCAAGGCCGATCGGATCATGATCCGGGTCGCGCGGTATCGTCACGGCATCGGTCGGCGTGCCGTGGGCGAGAACGGCACCCTTCTCGCACAGCACGAACGCCGCGCCGCCGCTACCGGCACCGTCGTCACGGAACATCTTGGCGCGGCCGAAGATGCTGTGCGCATGGCCCGTACTTTCCCCGTAGGCCAGGATGACCGGCAGATCCGACTCCGGCTGAAGCTCAACAGCCGTCTTCGGTATCGACGCCACAGGGATCAACAGCACGTCGCCCTGGCGCACCTGCTTACGCTTCGTCATGATCTAGTCTCCTTTCGCTGAAAGTCGTGTGAAGTCGTTCCGCTGCGGGGCGATGTTTCACGTGAAACATCGGTCATGCGATCGCTCTCAGCAGTTCGGCCAGCCGTGCCCGCTTGCGCATGCGGAAGTCGGCCATATCGATCAATTCGGAGAGCGACGGCCACCATTTTTCCATGCGCGCCCACTTGCGGCAGGCATCGGCAACGATGTCAGCGGGATACGCACGCAATGCATCTGCATAGACCGCCGCCATCATGGACAGGTCGTCCTCCGCTTCGGGT